CTAGAATCTTATTACTAGAAGGAAAACCATATAAAAGTTTATAATAGTATTCCTAAAGATATCATCAGATTAACTGAGGATAATCCTTTAATAATGCAAGTTGCTCATCAATAATTTTTGATAGTAAAGAAGCTTTAATAAATAAAGCTTTCTCAGAGGTCTTAGACATATAAACCTCTCTGTCACTAGTTGGAATTTGGATATTCCGTAAGGAATATAACCATTCTCCTGATTGATTTGCATCAATATCATAAGCTAGTGCCTTCATAGTGAGATAAGATTGAGATATCTTACCCCAAATATGGGTATGAGGTATTGTTTCTGGTTCTAGATGCTCACTTAAGTTGGTAAGGAAGATTGTAAGATCTAAGGCAAACTTACCTAAAGAATCTTGTAAGTAAACCTTAGTTTTCTTGCTATTTTCCAAACCTTGTAAGGATCTTTCAAAAAGAATTACAGTTGAGTTTAAGATTATATTTTTTATCTTTAACTCGTCCCGTAACTTCTCATGGGGGAAGACCATTTCCACAAAAGGATAATAATCCAGTGCAGATGACTTCTCTTGGAGAATAGATGTTAAACACATCAATTTTTGAATGATTCGGATCTTAAATGATCGAAACCTTCTAGGTAGCTTCCAGCTACTGAAAAGTTTATCAAGGTTAAAATCCTTATCAGTGAACCAGCCCTTGGATTGAGCATTGTCTAATACATGGGAAATCCCAGGTAGAGACTTTCGCTCAGCCCAAAGCCCTGGAAGTGGGAAAGGTGACACATCCTCTCCGCACCATTGAATTCGCTTTGCGAACTCATAAAAGTGAGGGGAGATGTGAGTCTTATCCTTATTCCAAGTTATGCCTAACTGCCTAATTATTCTGCAATACTCTAATGCCACCTTCTTGTGACCTATTACTAGGTCATCACCAAGAAGAGCATAAGGTAATGTAGACCAATTAGTCTTAGTATTCACACATGCTTTATACACTATGAAATGGTGTGCTAAAGTTGTAGAATTCCAAGACGAATAAGCCCCCATAGGATTACCAACGGTATATCTAACTAGCTTATCCTTATACAAAAATGGATAAGTCATGATAGTTAACCAATGGTTAGCCCTTGAAAGACCTAATCGGCAGGTCAGAAGATCTCTATTGATAAGTATAGGAAATCTATCGGTAAAAGCCGTTAGATCTATACTATAATAGATCTCACAGTTAGTGAGTGTATCTCTGAAACTAGTCTGAGAAAAACTATAATCTTGCTTAATTCTCAGTAAGGCTTTAAACAAATATTTATGTAAAGGCCTAAGAGCTGTTTGACTATAATAATCAAATATAGCAACAACTCTCGTC